ATAAGAGACAGGTTTAAACACACTGAATTAAACAATACTTATAATTTATATAAAGAATCATTACCAATGGATTTTCAACACGCTGATACAAACAATAAATCAAACTTATTACAAGAACTGGCTTTACAATTATCTACAATTACAGAAAATCATTTGAAACTTAATTTTTATAAGCGGTTTTATAATTATTTGAAACTACAACATCAAGAATTAGATTCAAAAACAATTTATAACATTGTTAATCATATTTTAATGAACAAAACAAAATATGACGAGTCAAAAGATTTAGAAATCAAAGAACACAATTTAGTTATTCATTACAGAACCAAGTTTTTAAATAAACCAATTGATGAATTAATAAAATTAGATGTATGGATAGTGTTAAAACAATTAAGAGAAATCTTGATATTTAATGAAACCACTTTATTACAAGAACAAGAAATGAAAAAAGAATATAAATTAAGAACACGAAATGCACGCTTGTTTTCAATGCTTCCAATAAAACAATTAAGTAATTTATCATATATGACTATAACAAGACAGCCACTTTACTACTTGTTATCAACAAGTTTAGGAAATGAATTTAAAACCATACAAAATGAAAATGGAAAAAACTTAACAAATGTAATATACTTTACAGAAACAAGTTATAAACAGGTGTGTAATGAGTTTTTTAATATAAAGTATTGTGAAACAACAAAAATGGAATTCCATTATTTTAACACAGATGGAAAAACAGTATCAATAGTGTTAAAACGAAGAGACTATAAACCACCAAGAAGAAAAACAAAAAAAGAAATAGAAGAATCAAAAAACGAAGTGAAAGAAAAAAAGAAACCAAATAAAAAACCTGTTAAAAAAGAAACAAAAAAGGAATTAGAATTAGATAAGAAAAACTTAGAATTGATAGGTATAGACCCAGGGTTAAGAATGGTGTTTGTAGGGTGTAAAAATACGATTGATACAACCACAAACAAGAATCATATTGTAAAAATGTCATCAAAACAGTATTATAATGATATAAAATCAATGCGAATGACAAAGAAATTAAACAGGTTAATAGAAAGAAACAATTTAAGCAGTTTGTTTTCATCAACAACACCATCAAGAAGAACGTCAAAAATAGAACAATTAAATTTGTGTATTAGAATGATTACAGAAAAACTACATAAACTGATTAGAACATTGATGGAGTCAAAAGTGAGAGAATGGAAGTTTGACAAATACAGGTATCAACAAAAAAAGATTGTAGAAATATGTAAAATGGTGAGTGGAAAAACAACACCTAAACAAGAAAGGAATGTGATTGTAGGATGGGGGAATTGGTCAAATCCAAACAATTCAATCATAAGAGGACACAAGCGCGGCCCCGTAAAGCGGATTGTAAAGGAATTAAAAAGATGGTGTAGAGTAGTAACAATAGATGAATACAACACTTCGAAAAAATGTAGTAAATGTTATAATGAGACGGAAAAGATGAAATATTCAAGTCCAGAAGGAATGCGAACTGTAAATGATGTTCTTCGTTGTAAAAACGAGATGTGTGGAACATATTTTGACAGGGACATTAACGGGGCAAGGAATATGTTAAAGAAATTAAAAATAAAGTTAGGATTAGAAATGGAAGTAGTGGAATTAAGGAGAACTATTGAAGTGTAGAGTGAAAACACTTTAAACCGTGGATATGCGGATGGAGTAAAGACCTGTTAGTTTTGAAACGTCTGAATCATAAGATGGACAAAAATAAAAATTGGAAACAAACCAATAAATAGACAATTACAATTGTTGGAGAAAATTTTAAATGAAGAAAAAAGAACACATTTAACAGATTTTTTATTTAAATATTCAAATAAAGAAATTATAAATTGGTTTTATAAATGGAGATATATGTATAATTTGAAGTTTCCACCTTATAATATGATATATTCCGCAAAATGGAATAATAAAATAGTTATAGAATGGTATCAAGAGAAAATAATTGAAAAATATAATGAAGCAATATACAAAATATATTTTAGATGGAAGTATGGAACGAGTATAAAAAAAATGTATGAAATTATGATAAATGAAACAACAAATAATGAAATAAAACAGATACTGTTAAAAAAAATGAATAATTAAAAAATAATTAGAAAAATAAACAATGACGAACATTATGGATGAAATCAAAATAACATTATATGATTTGATTATTGAAGAATATCTAGTAAATAATCTTTATAAACAATCAAAGATTACAAAGAATATTATGTTCAAAAGTAAAAAATTTTGGAAACTAAAAAATATTAACAATATTATAGAAAATTATTTTAATAAAATTGTATTACAAAAAGATATAACAGAATTTGAAGATTTTATTCATATTATTATTTATGGTGAAAGGAAATTATTTTTTCAATTATTCGAATCCATATTAATTATAAATTTACGAAAAATAGCAACATGGGACAACACAAGATATGAGTTATTTGATATAGTAAGTATATGGTTTGAAGAATATAATAAATTAATAGAAAAGTTAAAATTCAAAGATAATTTACAATCTTATACAAATAGAATTATATATAAAAGTGTTATTTATCAAGATGTAAAAATGTATGAAAATTGTTTAAAAACAATTAAAACAAAATTGTATAGAGAATTTTTATATTTAGCAATTGAAAATCAATTTACAAAAATTATTGAAATGTATTATAATTTTAATTTACAAAGTAAAAATAATAATTTTCAAGTTAGAGATTTTGATGCAATTTATTACATGAATAATGAAGAATATAAAAAATTCATTGAAGAAGATTTAAGAAATATGTTAATAAGTGCAAAAGCAACAAATAAGAAAAAGATTATGAAATGGGGAATAGAATATATTAAAAAATTATAAATAATTAGATATTTATAATTTTTTTAATTTTTTGGTTTATAATAGTAATCAGAATAATCTAGATAAAATGTATTATTAATCCAATTAATAATTTTTGATTGTTTAAATTTCGATAAATGTATAGTATAATCTAATTTGGAAATATAAAAATTAAATGAATTCAGTTCTTTATATAAATTATACATTTCAATTAAAATTTCAAAATGATTATACATTAATACTAATGTTATATAATACATTGAAATATATTTATATAAAGAATTATGAAAAAGTGTTTTGAATAAAGTTATATTGTTTGTTTTAATAGAAAATTCCAAATCATAAATTAAAGTATAATTTTTAATTTGTAGTTCATATAGTATGATATTTTCATTAAAATAAGTATCAACAAAATCCAAATAATGATATTTAAACATTTTCATATGAATATTTCTAGATGAGTATAATTCCATTTTAAGGATATCAGCATCTAATTGTTTAGAAATCATTTTTACTAAAAACTTTTCTTTTTTATAAAAATGAAGCATTTTAACTTTGGTTCTTTGTTTATAATCATTTATCATAAATAAATAAATAATTTCACATAATTCTTTTGGTAATTTTGTAATAATATTAATTAGTTCAATCATTTTGTTTATCTTGTTTAAAAATCTATAAAAAATTTATAAATTCATTTTTTATCTATGTTAATTTTATATGATTCAACAGTTTGTATTGGCTGCTATAAACAATAAAAAAACTGCTTTAATGAAAATTTTCACCATCATTATTGTTTTAACTGTTTTTAGTTTAGTTATTTACTTTAATTTCAATAAACGAGAACATTGGAAAAATATTCACCATGATAATGATTTGAGTTATGCCGATAGTATTTATTATACAATAGTAACAAATTCAAGTACTGGATTCGGTGATGTAACACCTAACAGCATGGTGCAAGAATAATAACAATGACAATGATTTTATGTTCATATATCATTGCAATAGTTTAAAAAAAATGAATTTAAAAAATAAATATACATATATATAAAAATATTGAAAATGTGTTTTCCAAAAAAGTTATGTGATGAAGATGAATGTAAAATATGTTTTGAAAGAACTTTTGCATCACAAGAAAAATCAAAATTTTGGAGCGATAAAAATGAAAATATAAAACCACGCAATATCGCAAAATATTCATCTAAAAAGTTTTGGTTTGATTGTGATAAAAAAGAATGTGGTCATAGTTTTTACTCGTCAATAGCAAACATAACAAATCTTGGAAGGTGGTGTCCATATTGTAGTAATCAAAAATTATGTAATGAAGAAAATTGTAAAAGATGTTTTGAAAAATCATTCTTATCACATGAAAAATCAAAATTTTGGAGTGATAAAAATGGTAATACTAAACCAAGACATGTATTAAAAGGCAGTCCAAAAAAATATTGGTTTGAATGTGATAAAAAAGAAGAATGTGGTCATAGTTTTTATATTTCATTAAATAAAATTTCAACTAGTAAAAGGTGGTGTGCTTTTTGTAAAAATAAAAAATTATGCGAAAAAGAAGATTGTAATATATGTTTTGAAAAATCATTTGCTTCACATCCTAAATCAAAATTTTGGAGCGCTAAAAACGAAAATATCAACCCACGTGATTTATTTAAAAATAGTCATGAAAAATATTGGTTTGATTGTAATAAATGTTTTCATAATTTTAGTATGAGTTTAAGTTCTATTACATCAAAAAATAATTGGTGTCATTATTGCTGTAATCCACCTCAATTATTATGTGAAGAAGAAGAATGTAAAATATGTTTTGAAAGAACTTTTGCATCACAAGAAAAATCAAAATTTTGGAGCGCTAAAAATGAAAATATTAAACCACGTGATTTATTTAAAGGAAGTCTTTCAAAATATTGGTTTGATTGTAAAGATTGTAAAAATAGTTTTAGAATGAGTTTAAGTTCTATTACATCACGAAATTATTGGTGTCCAGTTTGTAAAAATAAAACAGAAAAGAAATTATTTAATAAATTAAAAGAAAACTATCCAGAATTAGAGCATCAATTTAAAATAGAATGGTGCAAGAATTTAGAAACGAAACGTTTATTACCATATGATTTTGTATTAAAAGAACATAAAATTATAATTGAATTAGATGGTTTGCAACATTTTGAACAAGTGAGTAATTGGACTTCACCAGAAGAAAATTTAAAACGAGATAAATACAAAGAGGAATGTGCAAATGAAAACGGATATTCAATGATAAGAATTTTGCAGGATGATGTATGGAATGATAAATATGAATGGTTAGAAGAGATAGATACAAATATCAAGGAGATTATTAAAAATAAAACTTTAAAAAATATATATATGTCTAAAAATGAAGAATATAAAAAATATATTTTACAAGAATAATAACAATGACAATGATTTTATGTAGTTATATCATCACAATAGTTTAAAAAAATAACACTAAATAGTGTTATTTTAAGTTAATTTCCAATCAATGTTAAAAAAATCAAATATAATATTTTCTAAATTTGTTAAATAACATACTTTATTATTGACAAAACCATTTAATAATAAACAAGTTTTAGAAGTATTTTTTTTAAAACATTTAAAGTTTAAAATGACATTAACCAATTTACAAGAATTAGAATCTTTAAAATTCAAATATTTACTACATCTATTAGATTGATGACCACCAGACCAAAAGTCTAATTGGTTCATTCCAATCAAATATTGTTTTGTTTGTAAATTATAAATATACCAATCAGGGATTTCATTGATATTTTCAATATTAACATTTTGTTCAAACATAATTTCATAATGCGAATTATGTTTGAAAAATTGGATATTCATAATATATTGTTTTACAGAATCATTAAATAGATTACCACGAATATTACCAATAAATCCAGCAGGGATATTTTGAATCACCAATTCGTGTAATAAATCATAATCAGTAATATCATATTTATTTAAAACAAATTCAATATTTTTCATTTTATTAACATAACTAACGCTATTTTTAAAACACTCTTGTAAATGAACTTGATTATTTACATTGCAAAATAAAGAATCATCATAAAAAAACGATATAATAGAGTTCAAGTAGTCCATTTATTAAATTCTGTAATAAGTTCTTGTTTAGAAATAGATTTAGCGGCTACTGTATTATTATGTTCAAAATATAGTTGTTTCAATTTACATATAAGGTCTTGTTTAGATAATTTAATATTATTAAAATTAAATTTTACAAAATAATGTGTTTGTTCGTTTTTATCGTTTATTTCTTCTGAAATTTTACCAGCATATACTCCAACACGTCTAAAAGATATATCTGGATTGTCTTGTTTTTTAACAAAATTAAAATTTAATTCATTTTTTTTTTCTTCTACTAATCGTTTAGATTGTTCTTTTTTCCATATTTGAAATATGCATGGGACATTGTATTCGTTACCATTTAACAAAAACCCATTATCTTCAACATCTTCTTCATATAACAGATGATAATATTCGTTAAAAGTTTTTTTAAAACTTTGTTTTTTAAAACTTTTTGGTAATATGAATATTATTGTATCAGCAAATTGACAAGATTTTTTAATAAATTTTTTGGCAAAGGAAGATTGTCTTCCAAACGGAGGATTTCCTATAATATGTATTTTACCATTAATATTTAGTTCCTGTTCAAAAGTTAAAAAATCTTGTTTTATTATTTTTTCATGTTCTGGTTCAATATCGAGATATATTTTATTTTTAACAATTTTTTCAATAGCATTTAAAAATGAGCCATTTCCAGCACTCGGTTCAATTATTAAATCATTTTCATATGATATGTCTATGTAATTTAAAGTGGTTTTGATTATTTTTTCTACTATGTTAATTTTTGTATAAAATTTTTCATTTAATTTACGATTTAACCCTTTCGTTGTCATTGTATTTTATTTAATATAAAATAAATATAAATAAAATTCATTTTTATTTATCGCCATTATTAAAAACATAAAATAAAAAAGATTAATAAATATAAATGGAAAATATAACAAATAATTTATATAAAGAAATATTAATAGAGTTTATAAAAAATGGAAATATAGAAATAATAAAAAAAGATATAAAATTAAAAAAAACAATAGAATATTATAGGAATATATCAAAAAGATTATTGATATATATAAGAGAGATATATGAAGATATAATAATAATGATGTTGCAAAAAGAAATTGAAAATATACATATAATAGAATTATTAAGATTATCAGTTATAAATGAACATTATGTAATAATGGAATACATATTAACAGAAATAATAAAAAGGGATAAAAAAGATAAAGTAAATACAAATCAATTGATATATTATGGAATTAAAAATAATAGTGTTAAAACATTAGAATGGATATATAAAAATTTTGAATTTACATATGAGAGATATATATTAGATAATATAAAAAATCAGATAAGAATATTAAAATGGTGGAATGAAAAAGGATTGAAAATAGAATATACACATAAATTGATTGATAATTGTAGTTTAGAAATTATAGAATGGTTATATAAAATGAAAATGGAAATAATATATAGATGGTTGATTGAAAATACTACAATAGATGGTAATATTGAATTATTAGATTGGATATATAAACATAAAAGAGAAATTAAATTTGAATATACAGAAATATGGATTGGAAAAAATGCTATAAAAATACTAGAATGGTTTAAAGAAAAAAGAAAGGAAATACCTATAAAATATACTGAAAATTTAATAAATAATATATCAAGAGATAATAAAATTGATGTATTGGATTGGATATACAATAATAGAAATAATGGATTCAAGTTTTTATATACAGAAGATGCTTTGATAAATGCAAGTGAAATGGGTTTAGTAAATGTATTGAATTGGTTTTGGAAAAAAAGATATCAAATAGGTTTTAAATATGATATAAATTGTATAAAATATGCAAAAAATACAAGAGTATTAGATTGGTTTTGGGAACGTAGAAATGATATAGAATTTTTATATGATACAGAAACAATAGATTATGCCAATAAATCAATGATAATGTGGTTTTTACAAAAACATATAAACAATGAATTAAAATTTATATACACCGATTTGATATTTATCTTGAATAAAGAAAATACCGAAGTGTTGGAATTATTAAATAAAAATGGAATAAAACAACAAAACAATAATATTGAACATTATTTACTTTATTAAAAAATGAATAATAAAAAAATATCTTTTAAAATAAAGGATATTGAAAATGTTGAACATTATAAATAAAATATCAAATGGTATATTACCAAATGAAGTTATTGATATAATATACATATATTTAAATGATATGGCATTTGAATATGTAATAGAAGAACGATTAGAAAATGAAACATCATTGTATAGAAAAGAAATGTTATATGATAGATTAAAATTAAGAGAAATGTCGGATGGGATGTATTATAGATTATTAAAGAAAAATCCTGAAAGAATACATAAATTAAATGATAGGAGACAAAATAATATGGATATGTTGTGTAAATTAAATTGTGTAGAAACAATTAAAATAATGAATGAAAAAATTAAAGATATTAGTTATTGGGGCTTAATAAGAGCGATAGAAAATGATTGTTTTGAAGTATTGGAATATTTATGGAATAATTTTTCAACGCATCAAAAATTATACAATATAATATCATCATATAAAATTGATTCAATAACATCATTAGAAATGATTAAATGGTTTTATAATAAATCTGGAAAATATGGAATTGATTTTAGATATACAGAATTTTTAATAGATAATAATGCACATTATGGAAATATAGAAATAATTGAATGGATGTATAATAAATGCAAAAAAACAGGAATGCAGTTTTTATATACAAGTAAATCTATTGATTATGCAAAAAATATCGAAACTGTAAAATGGTTTTGGGAAAAATATAAGACGGATAATTTAGAATTTAAATATACATATATATATGTAGATAATTCTTGTAAGAATAATGAATATGAAAAAATAAAATGGTTATTAAATAATAAGGAATTAAAATTTAAATATACAAATTGGGCGATTTTCTGGGCAAAAAAGAATAACAAAATGGAATTTTTAGAATATATAAAAAATTTAAAATAAACTATAGATTTTTATAGTTTATTTTTTTATTAGTTTAATTAAATAAGGTAAGAAGTTGTTTTTTCAAATAATTTTAAGCAATTTACATAAAGTTTTAATTGTAGATTAGAGGAATAAATACCACATAATCGAGTTTTTTGAATATTTGAAACAACATTAGTGTTTAGTTTTAAAATTTGATGAGTCAAGTGTCGTTTATAATCAGAACTTACAAAAGATAATCCTCGTGAAGCTAAACGGTGTGAAATGAAAACTATATGGGATTCATTTTGTAAATTATCAATAATTTTATTAATAGATTGTTTTTTAATAATTTTTACAAACCCATTATTAACTTGTTTTACAGTAGAATTCAAAACAATAAACGTCAAATTTGGATATTTGATAGATAACATCATTGATAATTCAATCATTGTTTCAATGAATCGAAATGTTGTAATCAATAAAATACCTGATTTTTGGTCAATGAAATCTTGAAAAACATTTGAATAATCATTGTCATATACATTTACAGTTAATTCATTCAAACCATAATAATTAAGTGGTGGAGTGATTTCAATTGTATTATCAAACTGGACTTTCATATTAAAAGGAGTAGCTGTTATATAATAACGTTTAAATCCATAACACGGTTTAAATGATTTATGAGTTAAATCAGCTTCATCAAAAAATAAAATGTATAAATTTAAATTGACATTAAGAATATATTTTTTACGATGTTTGTTATTTAAAATTATATTAATACCATTTGTTAATTGATTATGTGAAGAATCAATAATATTTAACTTTAAATTTTCAGATTTAAATCTTGAAATATATTGATTTAACACCAACAAAGAATTTTGAATAACAAGAATAATTTTATAAGAATTATGTTTTTTAATAGTATCTATAATTTTTTGTGTTTTACCAGATTGAATTTGTCCGTAAATAAGTGTATGTCTTTTTATAATAGTTTTTTTAAATTATTATTAACATTAAACTTATAATAACGTGTGACAATATCATTATCCGTATAATCGATAATTGTATCAATTAAAGGCGGAATATGAGAAATTGTATTTAAAAAATCACGAATATTATCCAACGACATCTTGATTAAAAAGTTTATAAATTTTAAAAAAATCATTTTTTAAAAAATGAATATTAAAAAAAATCTGAAAAAAACAATCTTGACAAGATGGATTATTTTATATTGAAGATTGGCAAATTTTGTGAAATAAATGACAATTCATTTATTAAAATAAATCGATTAAAAGGAAATTTTACGGTTTTATCATATGATAAATCAAGAATAAATTTGAAATCAAATATAACATTGATTATAATTAATCAATCATCTAAAAATGATTTTTTTTGTAAAGTATTTATTAACAATAATTATATTTATGTTATAGAAAAATCAAAATTGAAATTGTCAAACGAAACACGTAAAAAGATTGTAAAAATGATGACTAATCAAATCTTTGGAAAAATAAAAAATGAATTATAAAAAAATATTTGAAAAAATAACAAAGGTGAAACAATTAATCTATCAAGATGGAATACAAAAAGCTTTACGACAAATATATTGACGTTTATGGACGTAAAAAGATTATGAAAATCTTTATTGAAATGGATTTGGACTTGTTTGAAGAAAAACATATTGATATTGAAACTTTGAAATGGATGAAAACTATTGCCGAAATTCAAAAACAAAAATTAAAATATTCAAATGAATTTTTGGAAAATATTTTATATGGTAAAAAACCAGCAACCACAAAACTTGAAATTTTTAATTGGTTGGATTTAAATGGAATTACATATAAATTTTTTGATGCAAATGAATATAAATATGAAAGAGAATTGCGAAAAGATATACTTATTGATAAATATAATCAACGAAAATATGTAACAAGTTCTTTGAATTTAATTTAAAAAAAACAATAATAAAAATATAAAAAACAATAAACTAAAAATATATAAAAACAATCTTATTACAAGATTGTTTTTTATATTTATTATTATTTTTTTAATTTAATTATTTGATAATTTTCGTAAATGGAAAATAGCTTGTTCTTTAAGTTTAGCTTCAATCATAACATCAATGTCAATATCAATTTTCAACATTGAATCGTAAAAATGATTAATTAAATCACTATGTTTGCGACGTTTAGATTTATTATCAGTTTCTAAAACGCCATCTACTGAATTACTTATATGAACTTTTGGTTTAATACATCTTGTAAGCCATACATTAAAAACACGTTCATGATAAAAATGAGCAGGTTGTGAAGAATTTAAAATAGCATCATGATGATAGTCGATGATAATAGGTATATTTAATTTTTCACTAATAGGTAAAAGATCTTCAATATTATAACTCATTTCACAATTTTCTAAAACGAGACGATTACGAATATTATCGGGTAATTTTTCAATATTGTCGGATAAACGTTTTAAAGCAGAAGTTTTATTACCATATATACCTCGTGACAAAACAAAATGAATTGTTTAAATTCAATAATAGAAAAATATTAACTATTTAATACTTCTTAAAAAAAAACAAATAAAAAAAATGAAAAAAATAATTCATTTTAAAAATATTAAACTATAAAAAATGTGCTCGAAAAAAAAAATATGTAAAAAAGAATTATGTAAAAACCGGTTCGAAAAATCGTTTAGTTCAAATCCGAAATCTAAATATTGGAGTATTAAGAATGGTGATATAAATCCAAGTGATGTTTATAAAGGCAGTTATAAAAAATATTGGTTTAATTGTGATAAAACAGAGTGTGGTCATATTTTTTACATGTCTTTGTCTAAAATAACAATAAATAATAGATGGTGTCCATATTGTGCAAATCAGAAATTATGTGATAACTCAGAATGTAGTAAATGCAATGATAAATCATTTAGTTCAAATCCAAAATCAATATTTTGGAGCAATATAAATGAAAAACAACCACGACAAGTTTTCAAAAGAAGTGAAACGAAATATTGGTTTAATTGTGATAAAACAGAGTGTGGTCATATTTTTAATAGTTCATTATATAATATATCAAAGGGGTCTTGGTGTTCGTTTTGTAATAATAAAAATTTATGCGAAGATGATAATTGTAAGCAATGTTACGATAAGTCATTTAGTTCAAATTCAAAATCAATATATTGGAACGAAAAAAATAAAAAAACCCCACGACAAGTATTTAAAAACAGTAATAATAAGTATTGGTTTAATTGTGAAAAATGTGGTCATGTTTTCGAATGTATATTATATAGTATAACAAGTGGGTCTTGGTGTTTGTATTGTGATAATAAAAAATTATGCGACGATAATAATTGTAAAAAATGTTATGATAAATCATTTAGTTCAAATCCAAAATCAATATTTTGGAGCGATAAAAACAGTGATATAAAACCACGACAAGTTTTTAAAAGCACTCATACGAAATATTGGTTTAAATGTGTAAATAATCACGAATTCAAATCATCATTATCAAATATAACAAGTGGGACTTGGTGTCCGTATTGCAAACATAAAACTGAAAAAAAGTTATATGACATATTAAATAAAATATTTCCATCACTTGAATGTCAATTTAAAGTAGAATGGTGTAAAAATAAAAATAAATTACCATATGATTTTGTATTAAAAGAGCATAAAATTATAATTGAACTAGATGGTCTGCAACATTTTAAACAAGTAGGTAAATGGAAATCACCAGAAGAGATATTAGAAAGAGATAAATACAAAGAATTATGCGCTAATAAAAATGGATATTCAGTCATCAGAATATTACAAGAAGATGTTTTGTATGATATATATGCTGTCTCTTATA